GCAAAAACTGCGGCTGAAACAGCAGAGACTAACGCTGAGACAGCAGAGACAAATAGTGCAAATTCTGCTGCGGCTAGTGCTACATCTGCTGCGGCATCTTTGGTTTCTCAGAACGCTTCGGCGGCAAGCGCTACTGCTGCGGCTTCAAGCGCATCATCTGCTTCTACTAGCAGCTCTACGGCGACAACTAAAGCTGCTGAATCTGCGACAAGTGCTGCGGCGGCTTTGGTTTCTCAAAATTCAGCAAGCACTAGCGCCTCTACTGCAACAACTCAGGCAGGAATAGCAACGACTAAGGCTAGCGAATCTGCTACCAGTGCGACAGCTAGTGCGTCATCAGCCACAGCGGCGGCGGGTTCAGCTACCTCGGCGGCTACCTCGGCAACTGCCGCAGCAACTACTTATGACAACTTTGACGACCGTTACTTAGGTGATAAATCATCTGACCCTACTGTCGATAATGACGGAAACGCTTTACTAACAGGCGCTTTATACTTTAACACTACGTCAGATGCTATGAAGGTTTATAGTGGCTCTGCATGGGCAGCAGTAGCTCCTACAGCAACCTCTATAAACTTGGCTTCTCAAGTTACAGGTACACTTCCTGTGGCTAATGGTGGAACTAACGGAACTACGGCAGCTACGGCTAGAGCAAGTCTTTCAGCTAACGCTTTGCCAATACTCAAAGGCGCTAACTACACCGCAGCGGTTGGCGAGTTTGTTACCGCTACAGCGGGTGGCATTACTATTACACTCCCTGCCTCGCCAAGCGCAGGTGACACGGTAACTATTAAAGACGGCACAGGCGCAGCGGCTACCACTACTTTCACCGTAGCGCGTAACGGCTCTAAGATAGCAAGCTCTGCTACTGATCTGGTGTTTGATAAAAACTTCGCTGAAATCACTATGAGCTACGTCAACGCCACTATTGGTTGGAGTGTATAAATGTCTAACTTGTCGGAACTGCTGCCGACAGGCGGTGGACAAAACGCTGTAGAATTTGTAGCTAGTGGCACGTTGGCTAGTGGACAGGCGGTTGCTCTAAAGACGGATGGTACGGTCAGCGCGATTGTAGGTATTACAGGTGCGGAAGCTACGTTTGAAGCGGCTGAAAGTAAGGATATTAATTCAGAATTTGACCCAGACACCGGCAAAATCGTTGTTGCTTATACTGACACAGGCGACAGCAACAAAGGCAAAGCTGTCGTAGGGACAGTAAGTGGGAACGCTATAAGTTTTGGCAGTGCAACTACCTTCAGCGGTTCCTCAGATGGCCGAAAGCCACAATGTGTCTATGACTCAAATGCCAATAAAATGGTTATTTTGTTTTGGGACAACGCAGGTAACAGAGGAAAGGCTATTGTTGGCACTGTAAGCGGAACCTCAATAAGTTTTGGTACGGTACATGAATTTAATAACAATGACATTGGTAGTCTAACAGGAGCTTTTGATTCGGACACCAATAAAGTGATTGCCGTATTTTTAGACGGTGGAAATAGCTCCTACGGAACCGCAGTGCCTTTAACGGTAAGTGGGACAAGCATAAGCGGCACTACAAAAACAGTTTATAACAGCGCAAGCACGGTATATCAGGGAGCCGTTTATGATACCTCGGCAGACCGACTGCTTATTGCTTATGGTAATGGTAATGATTCTGGACACGGCTACGCTATAGCGGGTGCGTTGTCCGGTAGTTCTTATACCTTTGGTTCTGCTGTGGAGTTTGAAGGCGCACAAATTGAAGAGACAAACGCTGTGTTTGACGCGACCAACAATAAAACTCTTGTGGGGTATAAAGATGTAGGCAACTCAGGAGCTGTTACTGGTTGCGTTATTTCTTTAAGTGGATCGACTGTGAGTGTTGGAACGCCTGTTGTAATAAGCACTAATTTCGTAATCGATGAAATAGGTTTGGCTTATAATCCCGACACTGGGAAAATACTTGTGGTTTGGCGTGGCTCTAATGGGTATGCCAACGAGGTTCAAATTAGCGGCACAAGTTTAACTGCCGGAAGCGATGCTCAGTGGATGTCCGGTTCAACTACATCTAGGTATCCATACGTCTCTTATGATACTTCTGCGGATAAGTATGCAATATTTTTCTCTGACTTTGATGACAATACAGGAAGCGGATTTGTATATTTAGGAGGACCAGAAAACACCGACTTCATAGGCATAACAGCCGGAGCAATCTCTAACGCAGCAACAGGCGCTGTAAACGTCTACGGTGGTATTAACGAAGCGCAGTCTGGGCTGACCATAGGCTCGGACTACTACGTCCAAGATAATGGCTCGTTATCTACTGCGACTTCTACCGTCAAAGTAGGCACAGCAATCTCCGCAACCACTATTAACATGAAGGATCTAAAATTATGAGTAATCTAAGCGAGCTATTGCCCGCAGGTGGTGGTGGAAAAAATGTAGACTTCGTGGCTAGTGGCACGTTGGCTAGTGGGCAAACTGTTGCGCTTAAAAGCGATGGAACTGTGACGGCTGTTGATGAGACGGCAATTTCTGGGGCGGTAGGAACAACTTCTCAATTCAGTGGAGGTGACATAGCAAGCTCTGCAATAGCCTACGACTCTACAAACAACAAAATTCTTGTGGTGTATTCAGATTACACGGCCAGTCAAAATGGAAAAGCAGTTGTCGGCACAGTAAGCGGCACAAGTATAACCTTTGGAACACCTGTTCAATTCTCTGGACCTACACTTGGAGATGCTAATCGGCGTATCGGCATTTGCTTTAACTCAACAGAAGGCAAGTTTGTTATTGTTTATAGAGACTCTAGTATAAATAATAATGGCAGGGCAATCACTGCAACAATATCAGGAACTAGCGTTTCTTTCGGTTCTTCTGCTGTATTCACCACAGATGTGACTAACTACCAAGCGTGTTCTTACGACTCGACAAGTAATAAAGTGGTTATTGTTTATAGTAACGATAGCGATGGGGGCGATGGTTATGGGGTTGTTGCCACGATTAGCGGTACAAGTCTTAGCTTCGGCACTCCTGTAGAATTTGAATCTGGATATACTTATTTCCCTGTTCCTGTATACGACTCTAACGCCAATAAAACTGTTATCGTTTATCGTGATGGAGGAAACTCAAACTACGGAACAGCAATCGTTGCAACTGTCTCTAGCACAGCAATTTCCTACGGTTCTTCAGTGGTTTTTGAAGCAGCTCAGACAGAGCATCAAACTGCTGCATTCGATTCGGTAAACAATAAAATTGTCATAGCTTACGCCGATATGGGTAACAGTGGGTACGGTACGAGTATAGTGGGGACAGTCTCTGGAACAAGCATCAGCTTCGGAACTGCGGCAGTTTTCCATTCTATTGCTACTGGAAACGTGCAAATGCAAGCCGCATATAACGTAAAAGCTAGAAAAACAGTTATTGGATACGGCGGGAGCAGCGTTGATGGTACTTATGTAGAGGCTACAGTAAGCGGCACGAGCTTGTCTTTTAGCAGTCCTGTTACGTTTGAATCAGTAGGTTACATAAATCAAGCGCCGGCGGTTGCTGCCTATGATTCTACAAACTTCTTAGTCTTGTTTTCTTTTAGAGAAGCTGCTGTGGGTACAGGAGATGCAGTTGCTATCCGCTCCGCTTACACCTCAACAAACAACACCGATTTCATAGGCATAACAGATGCAGCTATTTCTAACTCAGCCACAGGCGAAGTTGTCGTGCAGGGTGGGGTTATTACGAATAGTAATTTGTTTCCTTTGGCCTACACAGGATCAGTTGGTTCAGAAGTAGTTTTTGAAGCTGCGCGAGCCGATTACTCAATGCCAATATTTGATTCTTCTAACAACAAAGTTGTAATTATATACGCTGATAACGGTGACTCAAGTCATGGCAAAGCAATAGTTGGAACCGTTAGCGGTAGTAGCATTAGCTATGGAACTGCGGTTACTTTTAACGCAGCAACCACTACTCGCATTTCTGGTACTTTTGACAGCAACTCAAACAAGGTAGTAATAGCCTTCGGCGATGATGGAGACAGCAGTAAAGTAAAGTCAATTGTCGGGACAGTGAGTGGGACAAGTATTAGCTTTGGTTCTGAGGCCACGATTACTACTAATACAACAGGTGTTTCAACAACTACTACTTTCGACAGCAATTCAAATAAGGTGGTTGTGTTTTATAGAGACGATGGCAATAGTGAATACGGTACAGCCGCAGTAGGTACGGTAAGTGGTACGTCTATTTCTTTTGGAACGCCTGTTGTGTTTGAGTCAGCGGGTACTGGGATCGTACAATCATCGTCTACTTTTGATACGTCAGCTAACAAAACAGTTGTTGCGTACCGCGATATTGGTAATTCTAGTAATGGTACAGCCATCGTTGGCACAGTTAGCGGGACATCTATATCGTTCGGCACGGCTGTTGTATTTCACGCTGCGTCAACAGAAGAAACCTTATGTGCGTTTGACTCAGTAAATAACAAGGTTGTAGTCGCGTATAGGGACAATGCGGCTCCCAAAGCACTTGCATCTCGCGTTGGCACGATTAGCGGGACTAGTATTTCATTTGGCACAGAAGCCACCGTGCAAAGCATTACTAGTTATATTGCCTACCCTGCAATGAGCTACAGCCCAGACTCTCAGCGCGTTGTTATAGTTTATATGAATGCGGATAATAGTAGCTATGGTACTTATGCTCTTGGGTCAGTCAGCGGCACTGATATAACCTATGATACCCCAGTTGTTTTTGCGGCAGCTTCTACTGAAGATTGCGGGATAGCGTATGACACTAACGCAGACAAATTTGTTGTTAGCTTCAAAGACACTGCTAATAGCAATCACGGCACTTCAGTCGTGCTAACTTTAACAGGTGCGGTTCCCGCCCTAACCATAGGCTCAGACTACTACGTCCAAGATGACGGCACACTTGCAACTACAGTATCATCCGTCCCTGCGGGTAGGGCTTTATCAGCAACCTCAATCCTATTGGAAGGATAATTATGAAAACTATTATATGCGACATGAACTGCTCTAAGTACCTTTTTGAGGACGACAAGCAGGTAAACATCACAGCAGACCACATCGAAGTGGGCGACCCTGCCAACCTAGATTTTATTATTGGCGACCTGAACTCTAGCAACTGCACGTTGATTGAAGGCGTAACTACTCCTGACGATTGGTATGGCTGCAAGTACAACCACGTTGACGGTGCTTGGGTAGCCGTAGAAGGCTGGGTTGATCCGCGCATTGAGCAGTCTGTAGAACCTGAATGAGTCTAGTAGACTACGCTAAAACAGACCGTCATCGTGAAGCAATGCAAGTGTGGGAAGAATGCGGTCGCAATAGTGCAAGAGCGGCAGGGATACTAGGTATCTCTCAGTCCACTATGCGCGACTATGTATCTATCACTAAGAACACTGCGGCTGCGGCGGGATACTCTGAAAATTGGGATGCTCGAAGGCACGTACCGGAAGGTGAGTTTGTCATCGGTCGCTCTATATACACGACAAATGACGATGGCGAGAAGGCGTGGCTAAAGACTAAACGTACAATGACCGAGGCAGAGCGAGATAAAGCTCTACAAGGTTTTGTTGATGGTCTTGTTAAAGGTCTTAAACCGTACAAGCCTAAAGCCAAGCCAAAAACTAAGAAGTTTGCTGATGACTTATTACCTAGCATTGTCATAGGTGACGCACACTTCGGCATGAGGGCTGATGCTAGAGAGACTAAGGAACAGGACTACGATACCAAGATAGCGGCTAAGTCTCATCTTGAGGCTATAGATTACTTAACAAGTGTATCTACAGCTTCTGAGCATTCCTTGCTGGTAAACGTGGGCGATTTTATACACGCTAACGGATCAGCAGGGACTACTTTTGGCGGCACTCGGTTAGACGTAGATACAAGAATTGAGGTGGTGCTAGAGATAGCAGCGCAGACGTTTATCTTCGCTATTGAGAAAATGCTATCACAGCATAAGAATGTCAGTGTGATTATTGCTCGTGGTAACCACGATTCGGACACGGCTATTGCTTTAGCTTTAATACTAAAGTTTTATTACCAGAAAGAGAAAAGAGTCAACATACTAGATCCTCACGGATTTTTTCATACGCTGGTATTTGGAAAGACTCTGATTGCGGTACACCACGGCGATAAAATTAAAGCGCCTAAACTGGCAGCGATTCTGCCAAGGATGTTACCTGAGCAATGGTCGTCCACTAACTACCGCAAGTGGCTAGTGGGTCATATCCATCACCAGAACGCGATAGAGACGGATAATGGTGTGTTTGTAGAAAGTTTCGGGACGTTGGCTTTTCCAGATTCTTACCACGCAAGTCACGGCTATTCAGCATCTAGCGTGATGACGCAAATTACATTTCATCGTGACGGAGGAGAGGCGCTTCGTCACATTTACAAAATCAGAGACTCGCGCAAAGTCCCTGACCTGACATTATAGGTGTAGTATGGATTATCAAGTCATGTTTAACGTAACAATAGCCGTAGCAGGATTTGTTGTTGGATGGTTGGTCAATCGAGTCTTTGCATTATTGGATAGAATTGATGCTGACATGAAGTCTATACCTATCATGTATGTAGCGAAAGAAGATTACCGTGATGACATACGCGAAATCAAAGAGATGCTTGGCGCGATCTTTAAAAGACTCGATACCAAAGCTGACAAATAAGGAGCAACTATGAAACATCTTAAAGTAATCGGCAAGTTTGCCAAAGCTAAATTTATGGGTGCGACTGACGAGCAAGCTACTGTAGTAGTAATTATGGCTGTTAGTGTTTTTATTGCTTTAGCGGTTAATTAAATGCTGTCTTCGCTTACGTCTTTAATAAGCCCAGTAGCAAATCTTTTAGACCAGTTTGTTGAGGATAAAGACAAGAAGAACGAGCTTGCTCACCAGATAGCTACGATGGCTGATAAGCACCATCAAGAAATCATGCTGGCGCAAATCTCTGTCAACCGTGAAGAGGCTAAAGGCAACTGGTTTCAGTCTTCTTGGAGGCCAGCAACTGCTTGGGTCTGCGTAGCAGGTTTTGCGGTAAACTTTCTTATTTCTCCTCTTGCTGCGCCTTTTGGCATAGAAGTACCACAGGCTGATACTACGGTGATGCTTCCGGTGCTTATGGGTATGCTTGGTTTAGCTGGCGCTAGAAGCTACGAGCGCGTCAAGCAAGTAGGTAAGTAATGAAAAACTTAATTAAGATTCTCAAGCGTCACGAAGGCGCAGAGAATTTTGTTTATCTGTGTACTGAGAACAGGTACACAATAGGCGTAGGACGTAACGTAGACAGCCGTGGCGGTATTGGCTTGTCTGAAGATGAAATAGACTACCTTCTGTCTAATGATATTGTAAGATGTGTTAAAGAGATCAACAAAGAGTACCTGTGGTTTGGCGATCTTGATGAGGTTAGAACTGAAGCAGTTATAAACGCATTTTTTTGTCTAGGTGCGACAAGGTTTCGTGGCTTCCACAAAATGATAGAGGCGTTTGAAAGAGCTGATTATAAGGAAGCTGCAACTCAGCTTTTAGATAGTCGCTTTGCAGAGCAAACAGGAAACCGAGCTACGGAACTGGCTGAGATGATCGAGACCGGAAAGTATGTATAATACTTAGTGCAAAGCGCCTCCATAGTAATGAGTTGTTTGATAGTTTAGAAATTTATCACAGACCTCATCATTGCTGAATATGAACTCATCCATATTGGCTAAGTTAAAAGCAATGGTAGCTATGTAGTTCAGGTCATTCTCAGACATTCTGCCTTCGACTTCCTCAAGCCATTCTTCTATTTGTTCTTGGCTTTTTATATCAAATTCTATTCTTTTCATTTCAGCGCCTCCAGTAGTAATGGCAGACCATAAAAGCTGGTTAAGTGCTTATACTTCATTATTCTAGCATCCTGCTTAATCGGGCGCACAGATATGATATCACCAGCTTTATAGTCATCCGCACAATCGGTTTTCCAAAACCAGAACTTAGCGCAAACGCCCATAATGTATACCAGATTCTCAGCATAAGACACAGAAGCAAAAGCATAGACATCGCAATTTTGATTCTGCAAATAGCTTGTAAGCAGTGTGCTGTTGTTTCCTCCTACTCTAGCAAACCTAGACGCACTGCTCTTTACGTCTAATTTTACGCCTTCTACAAGGAAATCGTAGTCATAGGTATCATCATGGCTGTAAGTCATGCCAAGGCTTGCCAGTGCCTGAGATACAGCCAATTCGCCTATAACGCCAGTGGCATAGGAGTTCTTGTTAACAGACCGTCCATTAAGCGATTCAGGACTATCGGCGGCTATTTCGTGCCACAGCGGATCTATCTCAAGTATTGCTGTTTTCAAAGGTAGGCCACGGCACATGAATGCCCATCTTGTCACCAAAGTGACGGTTTAAGGTCTCATAGACTTTAACGTAGTCCACTTTCTCGGCCTCCGCTGTAGAGTCTTTGCCTGTCATAGCTTCCTGAACTGGCTTCCACAAATGTTCTTTAACGCCTGCCATCGTCCAATCAATAGATGCTTTATGCTCTAATACCTTCTCCATTCCCAAGCCAGCAGAGTTCAGCTCGTCAGCCATAAGCTGACACCAAACGTGGAGCGCGGAGTTCTGTTTAAGTGAGCGTTGCTTGCCAGTTGCCCATTTAATTACTAAGTACTTGTCCTTGGCATACAGCTCGTCCATATGCTCCTTAAACATCTTCATAGCGTGGTCTGAATTAACTATCCAGTGCTGGCCTTCGTTTATACTCATATCAAATATACCCAATGAATTCGATTCGTCCGTCATTACCTTCTGCTCGCGCTGCTTGGATGAGTGCAAATTGCTCACGGTAGTGCTTAGCAACGTCTTTAAGGTTCTTCTTATAGTCTTTAGCTAGGCCAATGTTTTCGCGCTTCTCACGCAATATGCCAATGGCCTGCTCGCCAAGATGCGCCTCTGCCCATCGCTGGAAGTCATCAGGATTGCTACCTAGCTTCTGGTGACAGCCAAAGCAATGAGCGAAGGCGTTCATAGGATCAAAGCGCACAGCGTATGCTCTGCGTCCAAAGTAGTGGCTACAGTGCAGTCCTTGAGATCCTTCCTCATACTGTGTGCCGCAGGCTTCGCAGCACCAGTTAGTTCTGGATCTGACGCATTTACTGAACATAGTATCTGCCGCAGTTATCTTCATGCTCTGACCTTCAAGACTAAGTAGCGTCTTGCTCCTTGATCTGAGAACTGTTTCACCTTGTACATATCTCCGTTATTACGCAAGAAGCTGTTAATGGAGTGATAAGCAGTCCTCATGTCATCATAGTCATCAAACGACAGAGCTTCGGTTTCGTCCATATCAAGCCATCGCACAACATACTTGCTGCGCGATGCTACTCTCTTGATACCTTCTTCTTTAAGGTTAATGACCTTCATTAGAATGGGATATCCTCAAAGCTGGCTGGAGCTGCTGCTGGAGCTGCTGGAGCGCTATCCATAGGCTTAGACCACTTCATTGAAATGTATGGCTCACCGCCGCCTTCAGGAGTGTTCTTCCAGCCTTTCAAGGCTATCTTGCCGCCTTTGTTTAAAGATACCTGTCCGTTATCCAGAGCTGTTACAAGCTCTCGTAGGACGGCTGGGTCAATCTGACCGTAATATCCGTCATCATAACTGGATTTATTTACGCTAGTTAGTGTGGTGAATGCGTTGCTCATTTAACTTCTCCGTTTCAGTTTTAACAATGTTGGCTGCTGCTATTAGTATTTCGGCAGCTTTATCTATTAGTTCATTATCGCGTTTTACTTCAATAATTATTGGCTTCAGGTCTGGGTGATACGACATGAAGTAATACCGTTCTAGGTTCATGACGTACATAGTGCCTTGAACCTGCTGGATGTACTCAGAAGGCAGCTTTTTAGAGCGCATATACCTAACGTGAGTGTTTGCCTTGGGACATTTGATTTCAACTCCGGTCTCTATTTCCCCATCAAGACTAAACAAGCCGTCAGGTGAGCATCCTATGTCATGATCATCGTGCATATGGAAACCAACTTCTTGAACGGTAACGTCCAAGTACATTTCAAAGTTGGCTCTGGCCTGAGCTTCGAGCAAAGTGCCACGCTCCATATCGTAGCTCTGGAACGTATCCATAGGCTTTTGCATAAGGCGCTCAGCTATCACTTGATTCAGGTAAGTCTCTCTCACGCCCGATGCTGTCTTCTCGCCTCGACTCGTAAACAAAGATTTCATATTTGAGGCGCTGATAATACCGCATCGCGATTGATGCCATTCTGGACTTCCTTGTTCGCAATAGATCACTCTGGTCATAACGTACTCTCCATAAAGAATTAGCGAAACAATGCAAAGCTATACACTCTTTGCACCAGCGATTGCTGCGCGGTTTAGACTTCGCGCAGACATCGCAGGTAGTTTCGGTTTTGTTCATTGAGACTTCTTGTTGATGATAGCCATTTCAAGCTGGTCAGCCTGATCAAGACTCAATATCCAAGTCTCAGCTCCTACCAATTTAAGCGCTCGTTCTTCACTAATTTTAATCTCTGCAAGGTCTTTCTTGATCTTGGCTATGCGAGAATCAGGAGCGATCTTTGGCTTTTGCTTGCGGTCGCCGTGAGTGGCGCGGTCAGCATCATCATCTAACTTAGGATCTGATACTAGAAACAGGCTGCACAGGAGGTAGCGTTTAGCGTAGGTATAACAGCCGCCGCAGGATTGAGCGTCACGCGCCTTCTTATCTACCACGCAGTCCTGAGTGAACTGCTGACCGCTAGGCATATGGTGCATCCATATTCTAGTTCCAGCGGTTTCATCACAGTTAATGTCTTCAAAGTGAAAGAATATGTCCTGCTCAGATAAGACGCTGTGTACAGCAGGCAATAGGTCTTCTAGCTTGTGGTACTTGTGACCATTAGCAAAGCCGTTAATGCCTGATTTCTTGGGAGAAGTGAAGTTTGATTGTGCGGCAAAAAAAGCCGTCCAGAATTGCTGCTTGTCCATTTTAAGATTCCGTCAAGAATGAATGAGACTAGAAGTGTACAGAGGTTATTTGCAAGTGTCAACAAAGTAGGTGTGCAGACAGTCCGAAGGAGAAACGGCTTGCTGACGGAGGACAAGATGTAGTGGCATTCACTACATACTGCCTGCACATATGGGTATTGTATCTTACTAGCAAAGTAGAGTACACTGGCAATCCGGTGTGATAAATCCTGACCGTAACTCAGCGATATGGCCTATGGGCAGCCTGAAACGCCCAGATAGCACAAGGTTTCCGAGATTGATGGGATCGCGCCTGAGCAGCAGAGTGATGGCGACAAACCAGTTTAGCGGACACGATGGTGACTTGACTCAGTAATCACGGATGATGAAGAGTTCTGGCAATAGAAACCTGTGGATCATGCTCCTCTAGGATACTAAGGTGTCCCAAACCATCTAAAATGATTTTTTCTTCAAATAAGTGTGAAAGTTGTGGACACAGTGTGTGATTACTGTAAAATGATTTACATGGAGTCGCACAAAGCTGCTCACCTGACGGAGATACAACATGATTAAGCTAATTAAAAAACAAGACGCAGCATGGATAGGCAACGGAATGGGTAATGCAGCAGCGGAATGGGCAGTAAAAGGCGCTGAACATATTGAAATCTGGAAAGATTCAATTAGATGGAATATCACCAACACTGAAACAGGCGAACGCATTGGACGATGGCTAGACACTCGCCAACAAGCAGTTTTTTACTTAGAGGCTCTTGTGTCTGAAGGAAAACTTTCAATTTAATAACCACAAGCGCCTCTTCGGAGGCGCATAACTCTTGACGGAGAAAACTTATGTTTGATGTCTATTGTCCACATTGCGGCGAACCTTACGACCAAGACGTATTCCACGAGCCAGAGGCTTATGATGCGCCAGAAGGCAGCTACGAGGCTTCTGCCGCTCTGTTCCGAGCCAATGGATGCGGTATGTTCCAAGCCGTTCCAGCTATCTGCACACGGCCTGTGGTAGAGACTCCAGATCGCATGGAGCTAATCAAGGCTGGCATGAAGTTCAGCAAGCATCCTGATGAATGGTTGATGTTCCTTTAGTTAGGCAAGTTTAGATAAGTTGACATTAGTTTACAGTTGTGTTATAATGGCTTTGCCATCTAGGAATGGCAGTTCTTTAACATTAGGAGATATGACATGACAGATATCAGCAAATGTTTTGTTGAGACGAAAAGCGGCACTTTGGAATTGATGCTTGGTTCAGCATTAAACAAAGTTAAGCCAAAACCACAACAGACCGCACTTAGCACTCTTAAGCGCAAAGCTAAAAAACTTGGGCTAACCATAGATATTGAATTTAACAAGTACGGCAATAACTATTGGATCAATGGTGGTGACTCTAGGATTTATGAAGGCGACCGATTTTGCTTTGATAAGTTAGAGCTTGAAAACAAGCTAAGTGATTGGAAATAAAAACAACGCGCCTCTTCGGAGGCGCTCAACTCTTGACGGAGAAAACTTATGTCTTTTAGCTACAACCAGATCGTTGATAAAGTAGAAGAGCTTGGCCTAGATCCTTACTACGATATGGACTCTTTGCCTGAACCTGACCGTGATGACATCCTTGATCATCTTTTCCTAGCTTGTGATGCGGCTGACAACCTCGATGCTGCGCTTTTCACGTTCATGGACGGCTCTGACGCTGCTCGCATGATTGTCTCTCTCGCCTATGGCAACCTCGAAGAAGTAGGTAAGGCGCAGAAAGTCTTGCAGAAAACCTTGATGGACACTGCCGCATCTTACCTAAGAACAGCCGTTCGCAAACATTATCAAGTGGAGAAGTAACATGATGGAATTTAACTTAGACCAAACAAACGAGCTGCTAGACGCATTAGTCATGGGCAGCATGGTAGCTAACTATCCTGAGTTCGTTGAATCTTACGGTCATGAAGTCGCTGACCAGAAGCTAGGTCGTATGTTTTCGCGTGATTGGGATCGTCTAAAGGAAGAGGTCTGGCAGGCAACTTATCCTGCGTATCGCGCCAAGATGTATGCTCTGGCTGCACAGGAGGACGCACGATGCGGAATCTAATTAGTATAGCTGCTGGACTACTTGTTATCTTAGGATTTCTTATGGTTTCAGGCTCAGACTTTGAAGAAGCTAAGGCTGCTGAGTTCCGCTACTGCTCAGATGTTGCGACATGGCGCACTTACCAAATGGCTGACGGCTCAAGCCGCTACGGTCATCCTGACTACAAAGGCATCTATGATGATGTCTGTAAGGAGCTAGAGCCGCATGATCAGCCTTAGACCTCACCAGACGGTAGCTATTGACGCGCTGCGTGACAGTCTCAGAGCTGGCAACAAGCGAGTCATCCTCAGTGCGCCTTGTTCTATGGGCAAGACGATCATCGCCTGTTACATAGCTATGAAGGCCGTAAAGAAGAACCCAAAGGTCAGAGTGGCGTTTTTTTGCGATAGGCTGAAGTTGTTGAGCCAGACTGAAGAAACCTTCAAGAGCCTTGGAGCAAGCTATTCAGTGCTTCAAGGCGACAGTCCTAAGTACGATCCCAATGAAAACATTCAGATCGTCAGCACAGCCACAGCCGTCAGGCGCAACCACTTTACCTATGACATAGCAATCATAGATGAGGCGCACAATATGTATAAAGGCTTGCTAGACCAGATGAGGCGATTCAACAACCTTACCTTCATCGGACTTACCGCCACGCCTTATAGCCGTGGTATGGCCTCTGAAGGCTTATGGGAAGACCTGATAGTGACTACCACTCCGCAAGATTTGATAGACGCTGGCTGGCTTTGTCCTACTGACTATTATCACGGCAGGACAGTTGATGTCTCTGACTTGAAGCTGAAGAAGTCACACACAGGCGATCATGATTATGATGCTGAAGACTTGGGCAAGCGTATGCAGGAAGATGACACGCTGGCTGGTGATATTGTGAATAACTACGTCAAGCATTCCAATGGCTTGACCAAGCGAGCTGTATGCTTTGCGCCATCCATAGCCTACAGCAAGAGCCTCGTAGAGCGATTCAATCAGACGCTAGGACAAGAGATAGCTGTACACATTGATGGCTATGACGATCAGGCTACTAGAGAGCTGAAGTACCAAGACTTCGAGGATGGTGTATACAAGGTGATGATAAACAGCCGCATCTTGAATACAGGCTGGGATGATTCTGGCGTGGGAATCCTCATAGACACATTCAGGACTCGCAGCCTTACTACTTGGATTCAACGCATAGGCCGCATATGGCGCATTCATCCTGATAAGGAGCGAGCTGTTGTGCTTGATCACGCAGGCAATCTCTCTCACTTCGGCGCTTATCCTGAGTCTTTTGTGCCTTCAGAGCTGCACTCTGGTGATAGAAATTACCAAGAGCGGAAGCAAACCAAGACTGAGCCTAAAGAACCTATCCTTCACAACTGCAAGCAGTGCAGCGGTGCGTTTACAGGACTCCGTTGCAAATGTGGATGGGAGCTTCCTATAGGCACTCCAACGCTCAAGGATGACGGCACACAGCTCGTCAAGGCAGAGAACCTGTCGCCTGCTGAGACAAGGCGCAAGACGCTGACCAAGGAGCAGAAGCAGGAGTGGTACTCGTCTCTCTTGCATTACGGCTATCAGCACAACTACAAGAAAGGCTGGGCGTACCATAAGTACATAGAGTGCTTCTCTTGCGCTCCTAACGGCCTGAAGCAGATAGGCCGACAGCCAATCCCAGAGGCGCTGAGCTGGATCAAGAGCCGCCAGATAGCATGGAGTAAGCGCACATGGTAAATGAATGGTATTCGCCTGTACTAGATAGGCTAGATAAGGTAAGGCAGCTAGGAACTCACAAGTGGACTGCCTGCTGTCCTGTGCATGATGACTCTAATCCTTCTATGTCAGTCACTGTAACCGACACGCCTGAAGGCCAGAAGCTCCTATTCTATTGTTTTGCTTGCAGCGCAAAAGGTGATAGTGTGGTAGAATCTATAGGACTCAAAATAGGAGACCTGTTTGAGCGCAGCAAAGAATTTACTCCAGATCGTCATTATCTACTTCAAAAGACTGTAGATGCTGACGATTTTACTATTCTGATCTACGAGACAGATAAGGCCAAAGGCCGCAAGATCCGGTATAAGGATCACAAGGAGTATGTGGCAGCAATGGCTCGGAGAGAGCTGAGGACTGCATTGGATATTCCACAGACAATCATTGAAATAGAAGCGGACGGTTTCTTGTAATGGCTAGACCAGAACGAGTGTTTACAGACGAAGAGATAGAAGAGATCAAAGAGCTTGCACCGGCATTAACTCAGGATCAGCTTGCAGTCTATTTTGATATATCTGTCAGGAACTTACGCGACATCTTAAAAAGAGATGAGCGAGTTTTTGCCGCTTATACCAAGAGCCGATACAAGGATGGTGTACTAGCTGCTAAGACACTGCGTGACAAGGCTATTCTTGATAAGGATTTCCCAAGCCTGAAGCTCTATCTCAGCCAGACGCTTGGCTGGACAGAGAAGAGCAGGACAGAGCATACAGGCGCTGATGGCAAGCCGATCCAGATGGACGTTGATACTCACTGGACAATAGAGGTTATGGAATAATGCCACTACAAAAAGGCAAGAGTAAGAAGACTATCTCCAAGAACATCAAGACAGAAATGGCGGCAGGCAAGCCTCAGAATCAGGCTATCGCTATAGCAATGGCGAAGGCTAAGAAGAAGAAGAATACTGTGAAGTACGAATAAATGCCGAAAATGCAGATACCCAAGAAGATGCTTCCGTTCTTGCAGCCTAAGCGCTACAAGATTTGCATCGGCGGTAGAGGCTCAGGCAAAAGCATGACAATGGGTGATTTATGTCTACAGGCAGCACAGATGCAGGGAATCAAGACTCTCTGCGCTCGTGAATTCCAAGCATCAATTGATGATTCCATCCATACGCTGCTTTGTGCTGAGATCGAAAGACTAGACCTGCAAGGCTTTGAGATACAGCGCAATGAGATCCGCTACAACGGTGAGACCGCATTCAAGTATATCGGTCTAGCGAGATCTCCAGAGAGTGTTAAGTCCTACCACGGCTTTAACCGTGTGTTCGTGGACGAATCACAGACAATATCAGAGGCCAGCCTCAAGGCTCTTACACCTACGCTCAGGACGGCAGGCTCAGAGATCTGGATGGCAGCTAACCCAAGGTCAGCGGCTGATCCATTCTTCCTACGATTCGTTAAGCCGTTTGAGAAAGAGTTGCGGCGTGATGGTGTCTACGAAGATGAGCATCACACGATTGTCTGGATGAACCACGGTGACAACCCAGCATTCCCAGAAGTGCTAGAGCAAGAGCGAGCCTATGACCAAGCGCATATGTCAGCGGCTCTTTATGCTCATGTCTGGGAAGGCGAGACGTATGACGAGAATGAGGACAGCATCATTCCAGTGGAGTGGTTCTTGTCGGCAGTAGATGCACACATAAAGCTAGGCTGGAAGGCTGAAGGCTCTATCATTGCGTCTCACGATCCGTCAGACGAAGGATCTGATAGTAAAGGCTTTTGTTTGCGTCATGGCAATGTAATTTTAGATGTGTGTGAAATGGTAACAGGTGACGCTGGCGAAGGCATGGATTGGGCGCTAGGCAAGGCGCTAAAGGCTAACTCTGACCACTTCCTCTGGGATGCGGACGGCTTAGGTGTCTCTCTCAAGCGTCAGGTAGATCAAGCGCTGGCTGGCAAGAACGGTATCACTTACTCAATGTTTAAAGGCTCAGAAGCCGCAGAAGACCCAGAGATGCCGTACACCAGCGGCGGCACTGAGCGCAACAAGACTAACCGTGAGACCTTTAGGAACAAGCGAGCGCAGTTCTGGTGGCGGCTAAGAGATAGGTTTGAGGCTACCTACCGCGCAGTTGAGAAAGGCGAGTATGTCAATCCAGAGGAGATGATCAGTCTGTCCTCTGAGATAGCGGTGCTGGATCAGCTCAGAGCTGAGGTCTGCCGCATACCACTGAAACGCAACAATGCTGGTAAGATACAGATACTAAGCAAAGCGGAGATGGCTAAGCCTCCGTATCGGTTACCGAGTCCAAACATGGGTGATGCGCTGATGATGTCGCTGCACTCACCTAAAGCACTAAACAAACAGAAAGTTGTCCTCAACTTCAGCGGCTGGAAGCATCATGGATAAAAGCGATTACGAATACGAGAAAGACTCCAAGAAAGAGTACGGCGAAGATGTCTATGACTCTAGCAAGTACGATGACCACGAGTACGTTGCTGGCCTTCTAGCGTCTTCTCAGGAAGCAGACCAAGACCTGCGCGACAATGCTCGTGAGGCTGCGCTGTTCGTTGATAAGCGCGATGGTCAGTGGGAACCGTACTGGTACAACAACGCTGCTGAGAGCAAGTCTCCACGCTACAGCTTTGATATGGTGAATCCGATCATTGATCAGGTCTGCTCCGAGATTGACCAAGCGTCCTTTGATGTCTCTGTCTCACCTGCTGGCGGCAACAGCACCAAGGACATAGCAAACACCTACTCAGGCATTGTTAGGAACATCGAGTCTATGTCTGATGCCAGTGAGGTCTACAACCACGCTGCTCGCAACATGGTGACCACTGGCTTCGGCGCTTGGCGTGTTGTGCATAAGTATGTGAGTCAGGACAGCTTTGACCAAGACCTGTTCATTGAGCCGATTGGCAACTCCATAGACCGTGTATGGTTTGATCCTGCGGCAGAGAAGCAAGACAAGTCAGACAGCCGCTATTGCTTTGTCCTTCACGCGATTGGCAAGGATGAGTATGAGAGGCGCTGGCCTGAAGCATCTGGCGAGTCAGTTGATGAAGGCCGTGATGGCGAGGCTTACTATGACAAGGCTGAAGTCGTAGTCATTGGTGAGCTGCTGTACTGCGAAGAGGAGGAGCGCGAGCTAGTCATGATGTCCAATGGGCAGGTTCATGAGGCTGATGATGACTTTGAAAAGATAGCTGATGAGCTTGAGTCCATTGGCGTGACAGAAGTCCGCAGGCGCAAGCGTGTCAAGAAGTCGGTCTGCTCACGGTTATTTGACGCTAGTGATTGGCTCGAAGAGAAGAAAGAGACAGTCTTCAATATGATTCCTGTTGTGCCTATCTACGCCAACTACAAGATATTTGAGAACAAGACGATCTTCTGGGGACTCGTAGAGAAACTGATGGACTCACAGCGAGTGCTGAACTACTCAGTCAGCCGTGAGGTAGCCGAGACTAGCCTTGCGCCACGCTCCAAGTATTGGATGACAATGAGCCAAGCCGCTGGTCATGAGTCTTCACTACAGACCTTGAACACTAACCACGATCCGGTTCAGTTCTTCAATGTAGACCCAGAGTACCCGCAAGTACCTCAGCAGCAAGGTGGCGCACAGATCAACCCAGCGCTACGCACAATGTCTGAGGCTATGCGAGGCATGATCACTTACGCCTCTGGGATGTTCTCTAGCAACATGGGTGACAATCCACAGAACCAATCTGGCGTGGCAATCAACGCACTTCAGAACAAAGGTGACAACTCCACGATCAAATACTTCAAAGCGCTGGAGTACGGCATTCGTGCCACTGGCCGCATCTTGGTAGCCGCTATCCCAGAGATCTACGACTCAGCGCGTACTGTAAGGCTGCTGAAGGAAGATAACACCTATGACGTAGCTGACATCAACCAGAAGGTCATAGACCAGCAGACAGGCGATGTGGTGGTCATGAACGATCTGTCGGTAGGCAACTATGACGTACAGGTCAAGGCTGGTGCGAGCTTCAAGAACCGCCAACAGGAGACCATTGAGACAATCATTGAGATTGCCAAGGTTGATCCAAGCATCCTCCAGATCGCTGGTGATGTTTTGTTAGACAACGTAGCCACTTCCTCAGCTCAGCAAATCTCTGACCGCAAACGCGCACAGATGATTGCGGCTGGCCTGATACCTCAAGACCAGATGACCGAAGAAGAGTTAATGGAGGCGCAGCAACAGCAAGGTGAGCCACAGCAAGATCCGAACATGGTCTTGGCGCAGGCTGAGCAGATGAAGGCTCAGGCCGAAATGTTGCGAGCGCAGATAGAGCAGGCCAAGCTACAGAATGAGCAGATGAAGCTACAGCTAGAAGCTCAGAAGCTCCAAACGCAGATGCAAGGCGATCAAGCTGACAACCAGATTGACTTCTTCAATGCCGAAACTAAGCGCATGGAGACACAGATCAAGGCTCAGCAGGCAGGTGCTACGATTGACAGGACAAGCGCTCAGGCAGTAGGTGAGCAGCTAGACAACCAAGAGAAGATGGCTGACATGATGGAAAGGCAGCGAGCAGAGACTCAGCGTATGCGCGAGGAAGCTCAACGCAAGGCTATGAGGTATATGTCCGACTCTGAGATAGCGAGAATGGCTGATGGCATCTGATTCAGAAATAGCAAGAGAGGAGCAACAATTTAGGTTAAATCGCAGAAGGCAAGCTACGTCTGCGCTTAACAATATTGCTCAGTTTAACTCAGCAGTTGTTGACGGAACGCTAGGACTTGCTGACCTTGGCGCTCAAGGAGTAGCTGGCATCTCTAACATGATTACAGGCCGCAATGACCGTCCTGTCATGCTAGGTCAGCGAACTAAGTCTGCGCTTAACGTAGAGTCCGATCCAAATTCAATAGGCTATGTAGCTGGAGCTGTAGCTCCCGCCGTTGTCGCTGGCACAGCAACAGTTGCTGGAAAAAGCGTGTCTGCTATTAATAACTTTTTTGGTAGAACTTTATCTGAGCTTAGCGCCTACTTCGGCGGCGAGGCTGGCGCTCAGTTAGGCCGTGAGTATGGTGGTGATTACGGAGAACTGGCAGGTGGCTTAGTAGGCGGCATGGCTGCTCCTAATGCGCCCAGATCTGACATATTTGCTGGCCCATCCTCAAGGACTGCTGACCAAGAGGCGCTGTTCAAAGCAAATCAAATGGAGAGACAAGGCGCTTCTCCTGAAGAAATTAAGCAAGCCACAGGATTCCAAAAGAACCTTGATGGCGAGTATATGTACTGGCTACCGACCAATGAAAGCAATTTCAATTATGAAGCTGCTAGAGGTCTTGCTGGGGAAACACAACCAGAAGAGCTTTGGTTTAATCCTCAAGCTAGAGCAGAGCCTGCAATGGTAAAGCTCGAAGATATATATGATGATCCAAATGTTTACGCAGCTTACCCAGATTTAAGAAATGTTAATGTAGCTCTAAGAAACTCAGAAAGCGAATATGCTGGGAGAGCATCATACGATAGAGCAAATGATGAAATTATGCTCAATATGGGAGCAGTCGCTATGCTTCCTGAAGATGCTGCTACATATGCTCGATTTAACCCAGATATGGAAAATATGCTTGGAGCTGATTCAAGTTTAATACACGAAGTTCAACACGCAATTTCAAACAGAGAAGGAAGGTCAAGAGGAGGAAGTCCAGAAGGAGCAAGGAGTAGTTTAAAAACGGCAAGAATTACGGAGCAAATACCTTACCGTGAAGACGCTACTTTTAATCTTTACGCAAAAATGGATTTGAATAGCATAAACAAAATTAATGAAATGAGAGGCTTTGAAAGGTTCGCTAACAATGCAAGCGCTGACGAAATAGATGCCAGTGAATTCTTTCAACTTAACTCAAGAGGTATTGAAGCAAGACTTCCTAAACCAGAGCTGGAAGATTTTGATGGAGATATTGAATCGTTTCAAATAGAAAGCTCCGAATGGGCAAGGAATGCTAGAGATTATGCTGTGGAACAATATATTAAAAAAAATAATATTTACGCACAATTCCGTGACTTAGTTAATGCAAGTGATGAGGAAATAGCTGCGGTTACAGCCAAGAACGTAGATGAGCTGAACAGAACTAATGATGCTGCTCGGATTAGCAAAGAAATAGAAGATAAATATGAAAGATTGAGTGAGGAATACAATCCGAATCAGTTATATATGCTTATGAATGATGAATATCTAGCTAGAACTACTCAAAGATTTAGAGACGATACTCGTTCAAGCAGGGACTTTCCTTTATATCGAGATATTGAAGGAGCAGACGTAAATACTGATGATTTGTGGAACAATCCAGATCTGAAGTAAATAAAGTTTATGGAAGCGTAATAGTGGTTCAATTCCACAGGCGATAATCTATAGGAGCCTTGCTAGGTAGCCGCTTCCGCCATATTTTAAGAAAAGTATTGCTTTTAACCAAATTGTGGTATATTTGACCACTAGCGCACTCCACGCTTTCATGGAGGCACGGAACGTCACCGTTTATTTGACG